GCTACTGCGAACACGAAGGGCAAAGGCTCTGACGATGGCCGCTTCATCGGTACTAACGTGATGAATGAAGCGTTCCTTGAGAGGTTCCCTATCACTTGTGAGCAGGAGTATCCGCCTGTAGCAACCGAGAAGAAAATTCTTGGGAAGGTCTTCGATGATCTTGATATTGATACTCTAGATGATTTTGAAGAAAAGCTTGTTGATTGGGCTGATATCATTCGGAAGACTTTCTATGATGGTGGTGTCGATGAAGTTATCTCCACCCGGCGCCTAGTCCACATTGCAAAAGCCTACAGCATCTTCAATGATCGGATGGAAGCCATAGAATATTGCATCAACCGGTTTGATGATGATACCAAAGCATCCTTCAAAGACCTCTACACCAAGATCGATGTTACCGTTGAAGTTGTTGAAGACGCCGACCCCTTTGATGACACGACCTACGGAGAATCGTAAGATGATTGAACTTAGCACGTATTATAAAGATGGAGATTTTGAAAATAGAGACAATGGCCGTGCAGTAAGTAAGTATATATTGACTGCAACATTGTGCGTCTCTGCGACAGAATATTTTATTCAGTATAAGAAAGATGGCGAATGCTTTTTCACTGAGGAGTTCCCGGGACGCAGTATATATTATGTAGAAGATGCTGCTGAAAATTGGGCTTTAGGTATAAAGTCTGACCCATTTCCGTCTAAATAGATAGAGTGTTTATGAACTTTATTATGGGAGATTACTTTGGAAGTTACTGTAGATATTGAAACGCTGCGGAAGCGAAAGCTTTTTGTAGCAACACCGATGTATGGCGGCATGTGTAATGGCATGTATACTAAGTCCAGTGTCGATCTTGGTAAGATGTGCCAAGCATATGAGATAGAGGTTAAATTCTTCTATCTGTTTAACGAAAGCCTTATCACCCGTGCTAGAAATTATTGCGTAGATGAATTTCTGCGGAGTGATTTTACGCATCTAATGTTTATCGATAGCGACATTGCGTTTGATCCAAACGATGTACTATCACTTTTGGCGTTGGCTGATCCTGAAGAAGATCCAGAGACTCGAAAAGATATTCTATGCGGGCCGTATCCCAAGAAAGTTATTGCTTGGGAGAAAATCAAGCGGGCTGTCGATAAGGGCTTCGGCGATGATAATCCCGGTGAGCTAGAAAAATTTGTTGGTGATTACGTATTTAATCCAGCAGACGGCACTGATGAAATCAAACTTGATGAGCCTGTAAAAGTTCTAGAAGGCGGCACTGGCTTTATGATGATCACGCGCCATGCTTTCTCTAATTTTGATGAAAACTATCCTGAAATGTCATATATTCCAGATCATATCCGAACTAAATCGTTTGATGGTAGCCGTGAAATCATGGCATACTTTGATGCTCTTATCGACCCAGAGTCTAAGAGGTATCTATCAGAAGATTATATGTTCTGCCAATGGATGACGAGAGTAGGCACTCCGACATGGATGTGTCCATGGATGAAACTTCAGCATTGTGGTACATATGTGTTTGGAGGAAGTCTAGTTGACATAGCACAATTGGGCGCTTCAGCCACAGCAGATCCCGATATGATTAAACATATGAAGAAGAATTGATATGAGTCAGCCAGGAACGTTTGGAACAATTGCAATTCCTACTCGCGTACATACTTTTCAAGATGGGAGCAAGCAAGAGGGCACTATTACGTTTAAGAACAATACACAATATGAGATGGATCTCCAACGACAATGTGATATGGAGCTTGGTGATGTTCCGCAACCAGACTACAAATTTAATGAAGATAAAATCATCGATGAATTGCAAAAATATATCGATAGTACATATGAAGGACACTACTCTAAAAACAAATTTCAGTCTATGGAGTTTATTGTAGACTGCGGCCATGGCGATAGTTTCTGTTTAGGAAACATTATTAAATATGCACAACGCTATGGAAAAAAGGATGGCAAGAACAGAAAAGACTTGCTAAAGGTGATGCATTATGCTATTATAGCATTAGGCGTTTTAGATGATGAACTCAATGGAGAAAATGACAATGAAGATATGTGATGAGACAGTAGAAATTCTTAGGAATTTCTCAACGATTAATCCTTCGATTGCTGTAAGCGAGGGTAGTGTAGTCCGTACGATTTCTGAGCAGAAGAATATTCTAGCTCAAGCTACGGTGACTGAAAGCTTTCCGCGAGACTTTGCAGTGTATGAACTGAATACCCTGTTAGGTTTTATCAGTCTGTTTGAAGAGCCAGACGTTACGTTCAATGATAGCCACCTATCTGTCACCGATGATAATTCTCGGACAGGTAACTTTACTTATACTGATGCTAACATGATCACGACACCTCCTGTTAAGAACATTGACGTTGCAGACGCAGAGGTGAATTTCAATCTGTCAGCAGATGATTATAAAGACGTTGTTAAGGCTGCGCACCAGCTTCAGCTTCCTGAGATCGTTGTCGAGAGTGATAATGGTAGCATCAATCTTGTGGCTACTGATGTTAAGAATACTACTTCTAATGTGTTCTCCTGTAACGTCGGCACAACTAATAACACATTCAAGATGATCTTTCGGACTGAAAACTTGCGGTTTCTAGATGGTGATTATGATGTGAATATCTCATCGAAGGGTGTAGGACACTTTAAGAATTCCACATGTGAACTTGAGTATTGGGTAGCTACGGAAGGTGGTTCATCATATGATTCGTGATGACTTTCTATGGGTTGAAAAATATAGGCCCAAAACTGTCGGCGAAACAATTCTACCAGAAAGCCTGAAGACAACTTTTCAATCTTTCGTCGATCAGAAGAATATCCCAAATCTTCTTCTGACTGGTGGCCCTGGCGTAGGTAAAACTACTATTGCCAGGGCTATGCTAGAAGAATTAGATACTGATTACATGATGATCAATGGTTCAGATGAGGGTCGTACCATTGACACTCTTCGAGTTAAGATCAAGCAGTTTGCCTCGTCAGTATCACTTGCTGGTGGTAGAAAGTATGTGATACTTGATGAAGCAGACTATATCAATCCAGAAAGCACACAACCCGCTCTACGTAGCTTCATGGAAGAGTTTAGTAGAAACTGTGGCTTCATTCTAACTTGCAACTTCGTAAACAAGATTATAACACCGCTCCACAGTAGGTGCAGTGTTATCAACTTCACAATACCAAAAGAAGATAAGCCTAAGATGGCTCAAGCTTTTATGGAACGTATTGTGAATATTCTGAAAGAGCAGGGTATTGAATACGATCAGAAATGTCTAGCACAAATTATCATGAAGCATTTTCCTGATAATCGTCGCGTGTTGAATGAACTTCAGAGGTATTCTGCATCAGGTAAGATTGACGCTGGTATTCTTGTTAGTATATCTGATGAGAATATTAAACTTCTGATTGAACATATGAAGAAAAAGAACTTTACAGATGTAAGAAAGTGGGTCGCAAAGAATATTGAAAGTAGCACTACTGACATTTTTAGGCGCATATATGATAAAGCCAGCTTATATGCCAAGCCAGAGTGTATACCTCAGATCGTTGTGATTCTAGCAGACTACCAATACAAGGCTGCATTTGTAGCTGATCATGAGTTGAATATGATGGCATGTCTGACCGAAGTGATGGTCGAAAGTGAATGGAAGTAATTATGAACAATGAACTAAAGATGAATATGATGGGTGCGGCTGGTGAGAGATTAGTGAGTAGTTTCTTTCGTGGTCTAGGACACACCGTAGAAGAAAGCCTATCTACATATGATCGTGTTAAGGACATGACCATCGATGGTGAAACATGTGAAGTGAAGACGCAACAGCCCTTTCATATTGAGAATGCTTTCACGATGAAAGAAAATCAATTGACAAAGTGTCGGAATGCTGCTAAACTGATTTTTGTAGAAGTGCCATCTGAAGCTTCTAATGTTATCAAGATGTGGGATGCGCCCAAAGAAGATCGAAAGTTCCGCACTAGGATGACTAAGGATGGCCGAAAGATGTATCTCTTGGATAAGGGTAGAATGAACTTGTTGCACACATTTGATGATACTGTTATTGTTAATGAAGTGAAAAGCTTTTCCAATTCTACATGGCAAGGCAAATGAGTAATCCATTTGACTATGTGTCAGCTATCAATACACATAAAGATATAATGACTGGTACAGATAACGATAGTCTTATGGAGAAAGATTATAATCCATTTTTAACCAATAGAAATTTCTCATATTTCACAGACACTATTATGCAAGCCAATGAGATGAATCGTAGGCACCACCTCGATAAGAAATTACAGTTCGATTATTTACTAAATAATGTACGACCTAAAAAGCGATTTGCGAAGTGGATAAAGCATGAGAGTTCTGAGAACGTTTCTGTAATTAAACAGTATTATGGTTATAGCAATTCTAAAGCCGCAGAAGCACTCTCCGTACTTTCTGAAGAACAGTTAACAATTCTACAGAATAAAGTACAACGAGGTGGTAAAAATGGCAACAAGCACACAGGAGATGGTTGAAGTTGGTCTAAAGAGCGATGATGATTTTCTTAAAGTGAGAGAAACATTAACCCGTATAGGCGTAGCTTCCCGAAAAGATAAGACAATATATCAATCGTGCCACATTCTACATAAACAGGGCAGATATTATATTGTACACTTCAAAGAATTATTTGCCCTTGATGGCAAACCCACTAATTTTTCAGACAATGATAAAGCACGGCGAAACACCATTGCAAACTTACTTGCTGAATGGGGCCTAGTAAACTTGATCAGTGAAGATACAAAAGATCCGGTAGCTTCATTGAGTCAGATTAAAGTATTACCCTATAAAGAAAAAGAAGAGTGGATACTAACAGCGAAATATAATATAGGAAAAAAGAGAGTATAGTTTTGAAAACAAGTGAA